CGGGGCCGCCTGGCCGCCGGCCGGACTTCCTCCCAGCACCTGCTTGAACACGGCATCCCGGGAATCCGCGCCGCCAAGCTGCAAGGCTGCCCGCTGTGCTGGCGTCAGATCCAGGCTATCCAGTAGCGCCCGGTTGGCTTCGAGTGCTTGTTGGCTGGCATCCTGGCGTCGGCCCGCTGCATTCGCTGCCAGTCGGTCCTGATACCCGAAGTTGATAGCCTGCTTCTCCCGGTACGCGCTTTCATCGAACCCCTCCCGGAGCACCTGCATCTGGCCGGTGTCCTGGTTCAGTTGGACGAGCGAGCCCTCCGGCAGCCCCAGCTGCTGGGCCTCCGCACCCGTGAGCTGCTTGACGTTCCGATTGAGCCCGGAACGGTTGGCGGCCAGCTGGGCCAGCTGATCGTTACCCATCCCCGCCGCGGCCGCGCGCTGCGCCGGGTTCAGGTCGAGGATGCTTTCCTGGCCGGGTTGCAGGTAGGACTGCACTTCACCCGCGGCGCCAGTGGCGAGCGGGTTGGCCTGCATCTGGGTCTCGGTCCCCAGCACTGCGTCTCGCAGCTGTGCCGCGCGTGACCGCCGCTGATCGGCGTCTTCAACGGCACCCTGCAGCTGACGCATCTGGAGGTCCTGCAGCGCGCGCTTACGCTGCATCTCTTGCGTCTGGTCATAGGCATTCACCGCGCCCGGGACGGCCCTGCCAAGGGCCTGGGCCGTAGAGGGCCGCCCACCCCCGAGGCCGCCTGGCCCGGAGGAGTTGGCGAGTAGCCCACTCCCCAGCGCCAGGAGCGATCGCTGACCGGCATCGGAGCTGAAAAAGTCTGATAGTCCTGCCATGGTCTACTCCTTATCCGAACAGTCCTGCGAGGCCACCGGCCCCGGCCCCGATCGCCGTGCCCCACGGGCCGAAGGAGCTTCCTATCGATGCCCCAGTGGCCGCGCCGCCAAGCACCCCCGTCGTCCTATTGTACCCGCCGCCGGACTGCGACGTAGTGGATGTGCCGCCCGAGGGGGCCCCGCCAAGGGCCTGTGTGATGTATTGCTGATACTGGATCGGTGTCTGCCACTGCGCCAGGGCCTGCTGCAGCCCATACTGCTGCTGACTGTTCAAGTAGTCCATCTGGGACCCGGCCGAGTTCAGCGCGTTCTGGTAGTTGCCCTGCTGGATGTTGTTACCCAGCTGGCCGGCCTGCAGCATCCCCTGCGACCCGGCAAGGCCAATCCGCTGCCCTGTCAAATCGGCGTCCTGGTTCGCCATCCCGGCCTGCAGCCCCTGCGAGGAGTTGAACTGGTTGTTCTGCGTCTGCATGGCCTGCTGGTTCTGCGCCGCGCTTAGCGAGGTGTTGTACCCCTGCTGGCGAAGCTGCGCGGCTGCGTTGGCGCTGGCATCCGCATACTCGCGGTTAGTGGCGGCATCGGCCAAGGCCGATCGCGAACCATTGAATGCGCCGGCAGCGATCGAGCTGTCCTGGCCCTGGTTCACGGCCCGCTGCCGCTGGCTATCCAAGTCGGCCAGGGTCCGGTCGACAACCTGATCGGTGTACGGGTTCTGGAATTGATCCATATTCAGCTGGCCAATCTGCGCGTCCTGCGCCTGCACCTGCTGTGGGGTGTAGCCTTGGGCGTTCTGGAACCCCTGGGACGCCGTGTTGACCTGGTTCAGCCAGGAGTTGTTCTGGGCCATGTTGCCCAGCCCCTGCACGGCTTGCTGGTACTGCTGGGACTGGTTGACCGGCGCATACTGGTCGGTGTTGGGGTACGGGTTATTGGCCTGTAGCTCCTTCAACGCAGCGATATTCTGCTCGGTCTGATCTTTAAGCCAAGGATCGATTTTATTGGTGGTCGTCTGGGAGCCACCGCCGCCGCCGCCTGACATATCAAACCTCCTTGAACAGCGTGACGCTGCTTTGACGAAAACCGTGTTTATCCAGCACCCGGGCCCAACCGGCTCTGCCCAGTATCTCTACCCCGCGGGCACCGATGACCTTGGCAAACGGGTGGATCTTGTCATGGTAGGCTTGCACCACCGCCTCCTTTTTCCCGGCTGCCAGGCACACCACGACAACCTTCATGTTGGGGTATGATACCACCTCGGTGACGCCAACGAACCCCTCCCCGGTCCACAACTGCATGGAGCCTTCAAGCACCATCCGGCGGATGTCGGCCAGAGTGTTGCCGTGGGGGTCATAGGCCAGCGCGCGCTCAATCTCCGAGGCTACACTATCAAATTCCTGGGCTGTCTTCTCAATCGGGGACACGGGGGTTTCTCACTGGGGTTGTGGTTACGGCGCCGTCTGCATCCACGGAGATGCGATACAGCGCCCCGGTATCGGATGCTACGATCAGGGGCTGATCCTCGGAGACCACCAGCTGTCCCCCCACCGTTACCGGCCGGCGGGACAGCTCCACTTCGATAGCGGCCAAAACCGTATTGATGGCCGCGGTGGTGGGGGCCCCCGTCAGCCGGGGTATGCGCGTCATCATCGTCCTGCACCACTCCTTACGTCCAACCTGACCGTACCTAGCCGCCAGTCCACGTCATTCACCGTGTTCACCTGCCATGCGACCTGCCGGCCGGTGAATCTCGCATCCGTGAACCCATCTCCATCTGGTCGGAAAGGTCCGTAGGTGGTCGTTTCTGTTCGAGGGCTAGATGCCCCGATGAAAGTGTACTCCAGCGCGTCCAGTGCGGAACTGTCCCTGTCTGGAACGATCGACATCACTGCGAGAAACCGGCTACCTTCCTGGAGGTCGAACGGCGCGCTCTGAATCCACGGCTTGGTCCGGGAGTCCCTGGTATATGTTTGGCCATTCAACCGCATCTCGTGCTCGTAAATGATGCCATCCTTCGCGGCTATGGGGCTGTCCCAGGAGCCTTTATCGCTCCAGCAGTCCCGACTCAAATACCCGAAGTACCACACGTTCTCGTTGTAGTTCCAAACGACGTAGCGGTTGTTCGTCTCCTGGTTTTCTCCTGACGGGAAGAACCACCACACCTCGCCGTATTCCGAATTCGAACCAGCCTGGATGAGCGATTTCTGCTTTCGGTTCAGATCACGGAAGACCCAATCGCGGACACTGCAATCGAGGGCGACCACTCCCCCGTTATAGAGATAGAAGCCGTCTCGGCCCATCCACACAGCGAAGTCATTGGCGGATACGACTGCCCCCGGCGCCATTAGGCCGCAGCCCTGCCCGATCTTCTGCGAGCCGTATACCAGCTGGGCGCCCACGTAATCGATACGGAAAGCGTCGGTGTCGGACAGCAACACAATGGAGGACCCCACCTGCACGGCCCGGAGAAGGTCCCCATCGGTCTGCAACGTCAAGGTGCCAGCCAGATTCTCCTGGGTAGCCGTCCATGTGCTGTAGTCCATGCGATCAGACCACGCAATCGACCGGCCATCACCAGTCCCCACGATCATTAGGTGGAATTCCTGGGTTGTCAGCAGCGATCGGCCGGTTGGCGCGTTGGGGATGGCGGCGGCCTGTGTGTCTGGTTGCGGCTTGTCGGGCTCTGCCGGCCGCCAGACGTAGGCCACCCCCTCATGGTCGGCCATGGCTACCAGGTTCTGCCCCCACTGATCGAACGCCCATGACGTGGCTGGTAGTTGTAGGGTGGCGCCGCCACGGGGAGTGCCATACTCATCCGCTCCGTAATACCCCACACCGAATCCGTCCCCCAATTCGGAGATGTTCCGGCCGGGGGCGTATCCGTCGGGGGTTATGTTGAGCGCTCCCCCACTTTCCATCAGGTAGAGCCCTGCCGCCGTGCCCGCGGCAACTCGGCGGAGCCCCTGATTGTCTATCATTGGCATCAGCTCGCAGATGCGCCCTGGGATCGGCTCACGGATGAGTTTGCGCCAACCCCCGATCGGCGACAGAACCCGCTGGTGCCAGCGGACCATATGCCCGTCAACCCACATTCCTTTGCTAGAATATGCGGTATCATTGGCAAAGAACCCCGGGGGCAACTTTAGCGGCATCGGGCTTTTGAGCGGCATGTGGTGTCCTCGCCTCAAAATAGGGTCATAGTATCACGCCAAGTGTACCTTTATTGCCACATTTGGGCGACGATGTCATCATTAACCCCATATCTGCAGGGGGCCGCCCATGGCTGTTTCATCTATGTTACAAAAGGCCGTCGAGTTTGCCGAACGTCCGGCCGCTGCCGCACCTCCGACAGCTGTCACCGTGTCGTGGCTGGGGGGCATCGACATCAACCTACTTATCTCCATCCTCACGGCGACCTATCTGGTTTTGCAGATCGTCTTTCTGGTCTGGAAAAACTCAGCCGGGCTCCGTGCATGGCTCAAAAAACGACTAAAGGATTAACGACATGGACTTGCTCGGGCAGACGTACCTCCATGTGACTCCCGCCATCCTTAAAGCCTGTATGCCCCGCTGCCCCGACCCAGATCAATGGGCCGGGGCTTTTGACGATGCGCTGCGATGGCACGGCGGGGAGGTCGATTTGGCGATGCTATTCGCTCAAGTCGGGCATGAGTCGAGTGACCTGACCCGGCTGGAGGAGGGCTTCAACTACGCCGCCAGTGCGTTGGTGCCTGTATTTGGTACGGACCGAATCACCGCCGCCGCCGCTCAACGCCTCGGCCGCAGCCCGGGTAACCGGGCCGATCGTAAGGCTATCGCCAACGACGTTTATGGTGATGAATGGGGGCGGCGCAACCTGGGCAACACGGAGCCCGGCGACGGCTGGCGGTTCCGCGGCCGGGGGCCCATCCAAATCACCGGGAGAGCCAACTACACGGCACTGGCGCGCGATACCGGCCTGGCCGCCGTGGAAGACCCGGACTGCCTGCTGCGCCCCGCTGGCGG